GCTCCGGCGAATCAATCAACTGCTTCGACATCCGAAGCCGAGTCTTGTCCGCTCGCACCGTGACCGCGCTCAGCCCCGCCTTTTTGCTGTTCCCGAACTTCCCGCGCTCCAAACACAGGCAAATCGTTTTGGTCGCGATAAGGTTCCCCTGCTCCGCTGCGTTTGTCGTCGTCATCTTCATTAGCCCTCGCGGCGTGATTGCCGCATCGATTTATTGATGGTATCAAATTGACAGCCGGTGTCAAGAACTATTTTTTCAGCGGGTGCCAAGTGACGCAGGTTGGATTATCCGAGTGATGGTAACTCTTGCAGTCATCGCACCAAGGGAAATCGCCGTGCTGCTCCGCAGTCCGCGCCGCCAGCCCATCCGATACGAGCGCCGCGAAGTCCTTCCGCAACCCGATCCGTATCGCATCCCCGGCTGTGCCAAGCAAGGCCCGGAGCCGTAAGATTTCCATCTGGCCCTCACTCGCTTCCTTCGCGACCTCCGTGAGCGATCGAACAGCGACTGCGTGTTTCTCCCGCCAACCATCGCTTTCCGTGACCAGCCTCCGGTTGTCTGCGGAGAGCGTGGCAAACCGTTCCCGGCGCAATCGCCTCTCCCGCAACGCGGAAGGTGACAGTTTTTGACCTGTTGCCATCAGAGCCCCCGATTCTCTTGAAGCCATGCGACCTCAGCGGTGAGCGCTTCCCCGCGTGTCTCGAACGGCCCTAGCAGCGGCCCCGCGCTTGGCGCCATATCGGCCACCCATCCGGTGCCAGACAGCCCATACGCCGAAGCCGGTTCGACGTGGCTCGCCCGGGTGATCGTCCCTTCTCCCGCATCCACCAGCGCCGCCAGCCCATCGGCATAAATGAAGCTGATCTCACCGGTGGGCGAGATGATGACATCGTGGGTCACTGTCCTGCCCTCAGGTGAGCCGTGTTGCGCTTCATCATCTCAGCAGTCGGCGTGTCCGCTGTCGTGGCGCCTAGCGCCGCCTCTAGCTGCTTCGTGGCGTCCTGACAGGCTTTGCCAGCGAACCCCTTCGTGGATACCTCCACATCGCCAGCTTCCGAAATGTTGACGGTGATTTCCTTCATGCTCGTGCACCTCGAAGTTTGATGCCGCCGTCCGGCTGAATAATCCGTGAGACTCGATAGCCCTGTCGCTGCAAGATCCGCGTGGATACCTCCGCCGCCAGTTCGCGTTTGAGCGTCCCGAGCCCGGCACCAGCGGCAGCCGTCAGCTTCCGCCCGTGCATACCCCATGAGTCGTGGAGCAGTTCGAACCCCGGCTTGCCGTCCAGCCGGGCCACCAGTCCGATCTCGTAATCGCCGGGACCGTGATCCTTCAGTCGAAGCGCGTGAACGCCCTTGCCGAAGTCCTTCGCCGAGTGGCCCTGTGCCGCCGCTTCGCTCTCACCGACCGCCCGGCCATACCACGCCCAAGTTTTCTGGCCGCGCATCAGTTTGAAGCCGAGACGGTCCGCGACCGCTTCGAGCGCATCGAGGTCCGTGACGTAGAGTGATACCGCTGCTACGTGTGACATGGTTAAAGCCTCGTGTAAAGTCCGGTCATGCCGGTGAAAACCGCTTCGAGATTGTCCGCGTAGACATCTTCGCAGACCTTCCGTTCCTGTCCGTTCAGCGCCAGCCTCCTCACGATGTAGGTATCCATGGCCGTAAGCGTGACCTGAATGATGCACCGTGGCTTCGGGAGCCGGAAGCGCAGCCAGCCGGTCCCGTCGTCATTCTGTTGCCCGACGAAGGTTTTCGCGCCGGTCATCCTCCGGAAGCGCCGACCGCCGAGTTGATGAAGGATGACACTCGCGACATGCGGGACATCGCGGAAATCGTCGTGCTGTTCTGTCGTCGTCTTATTCATGATTTGATATTACCAAAATCTGCGTGGATGTCAAGGGTTATTTTCAGGCGCCGATCGCCTGATAGTAGCCGTCAGCTTGCACCCGATACGCCGTCGTCCCGTCGTCCCTGAAGCTCAGCGAAATAGTGGGGACCGAACCCGTGTAGAAGATGATCGCTTCCCGAAGACCAACCAGCCGACTATCCGACAGATCCCGTGTCACCGTCGTGTCGATGCGCTGCTTCCAGTTCGTCTGTGGCGCGACGGTGTCGAACAAGTCGGAAAGCTCGCGCCGAGTGAATTCTAACCCTCCAACCCTCGCGCACACTTGGCTGTCGGGCTCCGGCTGAACTCCCGCCGGGACATCCGGCGCGACATGCTCCGGTTGAATTTCCAGTTCCGCGCCGCCAGACTTCCGAATCGCGACCGTGACGGAGCCGCAGCAGTTAGAAACCCGGATGCCGGTGTGCGTGTCGCCCTCGAAGGCCGAGAAGTAATTCCGCGAACCGCCGACCAGCCAGAGCCCTTCGATCCCGAGTGTCGTTCCCTCGACATCGTATGACGTTGGCGTGACATCCTCGAACGTCGAATCGCCAGTGGCGCGAACCCCGTCCGTCATGCTATCGAATCGACTCGACACCAGAATCCTCAGATTCTCGCGGTTACGCTTGACAAAGGATTTCAGTGTCGCCTTCGTGATTTTCTTCGTTGTCATGGTCGCCTCCTGCTTCGCGGTTGCCGTCGTCATCTCCATGTCCAGAATGATAATATCAAACTTCGCCGGTGTCAAGAACTATTTCAAGCGCGTTGAAATTAGAGGTGGAAGCCCTGCCGCGCCGCCGCCTTAACGGCCCGTCGGCAGACCGCTTTATCCCTTGCCGTTTCACCGTATCCGCCGTCACCCTCAGTGGCCCGATCGTTCAGTTCTTGCACGATATAGAGCAGATCGCTCCGCTCGCCAGTGCAAATGACCTTACTACCATCGCGCCGCCGGGCGACATCAGGAACGCGACCGATATCGTCCAGGCCCATGACCATCAGCGCGGTTACTGTGAGCGTCATCGTTTCGAAAGTCGTTGCCTTGTCCATGTCCAGAATGATAATATCAATCTACGTGGAAGTCAATAACTATTTTCAACTATTTTACCGCCCTCTCGGTTTCCAACTCGTAGCAGGTGGCAGCATGCCCCGCTGCCGTGCATACACGTCGCTGTCCTCGATGCTCCGATACAGGAAGGCTGCCCGTGGGACATACTCTGCCGGGCGCTGGTGCGTGTCGAACTTCGAACAGCCGAACGGCGCGACAGGATGAATCACGCAGCGGTTATCGACAAGGAACGTGCAGCCATGGGCCTCTATCTTCGGCGTGATCGTTGGAATCATCCGGCGCCGTCCCGTCTCGACATCCTGCACGAGCGCACCGGGCGATGCCCAAAAGTATTGCATGACCTCGTTTACCGGCTGCCCTACCCACTCCGCGATTTTCTCCATGTCGCCCGGCGCCAGTGGCCCGGGCTGCCGCTGGCAGCATTCAACGCAGGCCGGACACGAGCAGGCCGTTCTCGTGAATTCAGTCATCGAACCGAATCTTCCGCACCCCGCGTGTGGCAGCCGTCGGCGAAGCGACCGTGACCGCGATCGTGCTGAGCGCCTGAAGCCGAAGCGCAAGCACCGCGCCCATCTGGTTTCGCAACTCCGGGCCGACGAACTCTGAACGGTTTAGTCCGACATGCTGAAGCATCTCCGTGAGGATGCTCGATGCCTCCTCAACGTAGGGCTCAAGTGTCCTGTTCTCCTCCTCCAGATACTTCACCCGGGCGACATGCTTGCACCCCTTCGGTGCCTTGCTGAAGATGTAGGCCGGGCAGGAGCAGCGGAACGCCCCGTTGACGTTCTTCTGCACCATCCACGACTTCCCACCGTCCGAAGGTGTCAGTTCGGTGTGATCTGCCCATCCCTGCCGAATCGCCGTTGCGCTTGCCATCAGTCGCCCCCGTAGCGGTTCAGTTTGCCGCCGCGTTCTTCGCACTTGTCTTCCCACGCGATAATCGCATCCCCGATCGCCTCGAATTCCACTTGTTCTTCAGCCGACAGCGCATCCACATCGCCGTCCACGCTATCCTCAAGTTCGGTCTGCCGATATACCGCCGCGTCGAACCCCCTCCGTGACTTGATTTCCATCAGTCCTCCGTCCTGAACTTCCGCGTGGCTTCCGCCGGTGAGTCCGCGACCGCCGGTTGATACAGCCCCGGGTCACTCGCCGAGAGGAAGCGCCCGGCAGCTTCGCGCCGCAGGTTGTCTATCGTGGCCTTCGCCGAGACAGCCGCCGGGACGATGTATCGTGCCGCCTCCTCGATTGTCTGGTTGAAAAGCGCCGCCCGTTCGCAGGCCCGTTTGATTTCAGCGCCCGTCCAGCCCTCATCGAATCCCGTGGGCCGTGACGCCTGAAGCGGTGTCAGCTTGCACTTTCCCGCGTAGACGGTCCAGCAGGCTTCGCGCCCCTCTTCACTCAGCGTGTCGAAAAAGAATTGGTCAGGGAAGCGCCGGTTAAGCTCCGGCGAGAACTGCGTGGTCTTGTTCGCGGTCATGATGAAAAGCACCCGGCCCTCAGCGGTAGCCGTGACGACCTTCAGCGCCGCCCGAATCGCCCGTTCGCTCTCACCGACCGTCCCGCCCTTCATGCCTGCCATATCGAACATGATGAGTGGCTTGCCTGACGCCTGCCCCACCGCCTTCGCAAGCTGTGTTTTTCCGGCGCCCGTCATGCCTGCCAGCAGCACCCCGAGTGACTTCGTATCCTCGACGTAGGACAGGACCGTTCCCACCTGATCTTTGCTCACCCCCGAGTCGCCGGTGTGGTCTGACATCCCCCCGGCGAACGCCTTGTCACCCTCATCGATGAAGACAATCGCCCCGAAGGCGTTCGCGGCAATCAGGCGCCGCAGGAAGCCAATCACGTTATCGATGCCGTGAAGCTCGTCCAGCGTCGTGTCGCCCGGCTGCGCTCGCCACACCCGCAGCCCTTCGGTGTTCTCGATCGCCTTTCGCTTGCGATCCCACAGCGCATCGACATCCACCCCGGTAGGTGTCAGCGACATCGCGACGACCTGTTCCGCCGTGAAATACGGTAGGCCCACCAGCGCATCGAGCGCCGCCGACCGCGTGGAGTCATCCGGTTGCGCGACCTCGCCGTTTTCGTATTGCTTCGTGACGATCGCGCTCAGGTCATCGCGTGTCGGCAGCGGCTCGTCAAGCACGACGACATCGCCAGCCAGTTCGGAGGGAAGTTGGAAGGCCGGACCAAGCAAGACCAGCATCCGCCCGTTGCCCTTGAACTCATCGCGGAGGTTCCACACCGCCTGCGCCACCCCCGGGTCCGCAAGATGATGGTGCGCGTTCATCATGAAGGTGACGCTATCCTCCGGCGCCTTGCCAGCCAGCGCCGCCAGCGCCTCCACCGGGCTCACCGTCGCATCCGGGTTGACATCTACAAGCGCCGACTGTGCCGCCTTGTTGACACCGCGCAGCCCTCGCACCAGATCCCATTGCGCGACCGCCGCGCCCTTGACGACGGCCACAATCTCATCGATCGTGGCTGCCGGGTCCGGAGTCTCGATCGCGACGATCGGGCAAGAGCAGCGCCGTGCCGCCTTGAATGCCTTCACCATGCCGCTCACCGTGGTCGTTTTCGTCGTCATCGGTCCTCCTAATCAAAAATTGCGCCGCGTGTGACAGCGGCAGCCTTGAACTCGTTGGCTGCTCGCTCAGTCGGAAAGTGCAGGTCGATGCTTTTGTCCGTTGCGCCGTCAGCGGTCCCGCCGAGTCGCTTGAACATCGCGAGCAGGAAATCCATCTCTCTCACTTCGACTTGGATTCCCGCGACCTCTGTGCGCTCCGTCAGTGTCGTCGCATTCGCCATGTCCAGAATGATAATATCAAACCAGGTGAGAGTCAAGAACTATTTTCGGTAAAGGTGACGGCTCACCCTTCCGAGACGGGAAGGCCCATACCTGCCCGTGCGGCTTCCCGGTGTCGCGGATAATCACCCCGGTCTGCAAGTCGTGAATCAGCACCCGGCCACCTTGAAATCTCACACGGCTCGCGTAGTCGTTCGCCTCGCGCTTGGAGGAGAAGGTTCGCTGCACCTCTTGATCCGAACGGCCCGTCGCTGCGTATCGGTTCATCTCTCACCCCTGAGCGGTGTCGCCTCGATCTTGCTGCGAACGCGCTCTGCCCGGGTCAGTCGGGCCTCCATCTCCACTAGTTCGGCCTCCGCCTTCGCATCGCCATCCCACGCCATCTCCGTGACGACCATGTGACGTTCCATGAAGTTTCCATAGTCCTCGCCGAGCGCCAGATCGAACGCATCCTGCGCCCGGCAGGTGCGCTCAAACTCCGCAGCGCTCCGCGTTCCCAAACCCCCGGTCATCCGACCACCGTGACGCCGATGTGGATGAAGTCCATGTTGCTCTGTCCGGCGCGGTCGTTGGCGCCGATGACGACCGGAGCGAAGCGACCATCGTCAGCCACCCCGATCATCCAGCGGACAGCATCAGGCTTGTGACCCGAGATTTCGATCGCCTTGATCAGCTTCGCCTTCGCATTGCCGAAAGTCGAATAGGTCCGGGGTGTCTGGATTGTGTTGGCCGTCATTTCGTGGATCATGGTATCTCCCTGAATCTCGGTTGCCGTCGTCGTCATCGCCATACCTAGAATGATAATATCAACCATAGCGAGAGTCAAGGGTTCTTTTCGATTATTTTCAACCCTTCAGACGCCACCAGACCGTGGCATCATTGCGCCCGGAGCACCGGATAGCCGTTTTCCCAATCTTGCAGGACCGAACAGTTCCTCGCCGAGCGACAGGCTTTCACCGTCGCCAGTGGGAAGACGGCGCCGAAGTAACTCGGCACTTCGTTGGTGTGCGAGAACTCCCGCCATGTCAGGTCGATGACCTGATCGTTCCCGTCTACGCACCACGCATGCAGGATCGGTATCACGCTGGTGGCGTAGCCTTCCACGTAGCGCAGTCCGACACGGCTCGATGCCAGCCAGTAAGCGTTATCGAAACACTGTTTCGGTGTCATCATCGCGAAGCCGAACGGCTTCCGCCAGTCCTCGCGATTCCACAGCCTGCCACGCAGTAACAGATACTCCTCGATGCAACTGAAGGCGAAGCCCTGCGCCCGGCGCTCAGCCTTCCGACCGTAGTGCATGACGGTGAGCGACTGCATGTAGCCCAACAGCCCGAATTGCGCCGGAGTGACCTCACCCATTCTCCACCCGCTTCCGATACTTCCGCTGATCCTCGTTCCTGATCCGGCGCTTGCACAGTCCGCACTTCCGGTCGTGGCAATGGTGCGGCTGAGTGGCGCGAATCGGCATCCGGCGCAGCCGTTCCGCCTGCTCTGCGAACATGACTTCGATTGGTTTCATTTTCCGTCGTCCTCTGCTCGCCAGACCTGCGTGGGAAGGCCGAGCCGCGATCGTGTGCCGAGCCGGACAAGGCGCCCGATCAAATCGAAGCCGAAGCTCGCGACCGCGTGAGCACCGCGAATCCGGTTGCCGAACGTGAGATGAGCGGCATACCCGAATGCCGACTCCGGCCCGTGCTTCACACCGCCCCGCATGAACGGACAGGACACGCATGGCGCCTTTAGCTTGAAGTGCTCCGGCGTCAATTTCACAGCAGGCCCGGCAGGAAGACCAGGGCAGCGGTGACAGCCACAATAACGACCAGCGCCAAGCCGAGCCATGCCCACCCATCAGGCGCGTTTCCACGGCCTCTGCACGGGCCGAAGCAGATCGGACACCAGTCGCCGATCCTCACCCTGCCGTTATCCATGGCCGAGCGCCCATACGATCAGCCCACCGATCGCGACTCCGGCAGCGGTCCCGGCCATGATCGCCGCCATCATCACACCCGCGACATGCTGCCGCCGTTGTTCTACCGTCCTAGTCATCGTTCGCCTCCTATGCTCAGCCTCAGTATCCGATGGTGTCCGCTCAATTACTCCCCCTCTCCTGCTAGATGATCAAAAACAGGGTGTCGCGGCTTGCCGCCCTTCAACAGTCCTTTGTGGGAGATCACCAGCCGTGCGCCGATGTAGCGCGTTTCGTCCTTCGCGATGTCAGCCAGCGTGGCCTTGTTCTTCGTCTTCACCGTCGTCTCGATACCGCTCTCCAGCGTGAGGCAAGTGACCGAGTGTGGCCCGAACGATCCCGGCTTGAATCCGGTGATTCTGCCGACCGCCGCGCCTTCCTCTTTCACCTTCAGCCAGTCCGGTGACCGGCGCCCGGCCTGATACGTCGCCGCCGAACGCTTCAGAATCGCGCCCTCACCGCCCTGCCGCCAGATTTCCTCGATCGCGGCCCATGTCGGCGTGACTGACTCGACCGTGGACACGCTGCGCTGGCCTGCCGGGAGACGGCGCAGCCGGTCCAGCAGCATCTCACGCCGCCGTGTGCCGTAGGAGCAGGCGACGGAGGCGCCATCGAGTGAGACGACATCCCAAGCGATGAACATCAGATCCGAGCCGTCCGACTGCCCGTTCCGAATCGCCGCCAGCACCCGCGATACGTCGCTCGAAATTCCGCCCGGCGTGACGAACTCGCCGTCGTAGACGCCAGTGCCGAGCGCCTGAAGCGCTTCGATCATCATGCCGGGCATCTGCACCGATGTCGGTGGCTTGTCGCCCCGTGGACGAGCGTAGGCCCACACATCCGCGCCCTCGATGACGACCGTAATCCGGTGGCCGTCCATCTTCTGCTCCATCGTCCAGCCGTGAGCGAACGTGGCGTCAAACTCGGCGCCCTCTACCCGCGTCGTCATCGCAGACGCGAGCATTGGCGCCGGAGGCAGGCCGCGAACCGGCTCGTCGGCTGCGCTGCTCGCCTCCTGTGAGGCTTTCACCGGCTCCGGCGATGTCTGGCCCGTCTGCCCCTCCGCTCGCACGAGACGGGCGTGTGGGCAGTCGCGAGGCTTGTTCGGCTTCTGATTCCGCCATGCCGGGCAAGTGCACCAGTCAATCGCGCCTGCCGCCGTGAAGGTCATCGTGTGGATTGCGCTCGATGACTTCGAGGGAAATTCCCGTGTCATCGAGCCGCCCCGCAGTCGTCAGCCGTCATGTGGTAATAGTCGCCGCTGCCGCTCTGCGTCATCGGGAGCCCGGCGACGATAGTGTGAAGGCAGGCCGAGCAAGTCTCCGTGCCGGTCTGCGATACGAGCGCTTTAGCCAGATTGACCGGGCTCGTGGCCGAGCCGACGACGCCGGGCGCTTCCGGTGTGACCATCTCGCCGCCCATGAATGCCGCGACTCCGACGCCGCCGACCGGCGTGGCATGCCGACCGCCGACCTTGATGTATTGCACTTCCCGTGGGCCGTTGATTGCCATGAAGCCGGTGTGGATAGCGAGCGAGTCGAATCGAACTTGGATGGTCATTGGCGTGTCTCCCTGATTCGCTGTGGCCGTCGTCGTCGTCTCCATCTCCATGATGATAATATCAATCCCGGTGAGAGTCAAGGATTATTTTCCCGGCGCGAGAATACCCCGCGCCGGGAGTGGGATGCTATGCCGGGACGACCTTCCCCAACGGCCCGATCGACATCTCACGTTCGTCGGAGTCAGCCGCCGTATGTGAGCCGGTCTTCGTCAGCCGAACGGTGGGATGCGCCAGCATCGCGAAGACATCGCCGACCAGCAAGACCTCGAACCGCTGATGTGTGACCGTGGATGGCATCGACCATGTGTGCTCAGGCTCGACAAGCTCGTGCGGCTGAAATACCGCCTGACCAACGCCGCCAGCCGCCGCGACGGCATGCCCCGGCCCGGTCTTGATGTAGCGCACCGTCCGTGGGCCATTGACCCCGGCGAATTTCGCATCGATGGCGAGCGAATCAAATCGAACAGTCATATCGGATACTCCTTGGATTTTGGTTGGCGTCGTCGTCATCTCCATGCCTAGAATGATAATATCAATCCCGGTGCGAGTCAAGGATTATTTCAACTATTTTCAAGGCACCCGCTGGAGTTCGAACGACTCGACTTCCTCCGCCGTTAGCTCACGGTCGAATGTCATGACGCCGAACCGGTGAGCGCTCACCGGGAGGTCCGGGCGAAGCTCGAAGCCCGGCCCCTGCGGACGTTCGAGCAGCGTCCAACCGGCGCGAGGGAGGCTAGAGAAGCAGGGTGGGCGATACAGCAGCGTGTATTTCGTCATCCCGGGATGACCGTCGCCGCAAGTGCGAAGTGGATACTGGTGCCATCGTCGCCCCACGCCTCGCCGTCGCTCACCTTTTTGAAGACCTCACCGGTGCCGCCGTATTCCTTGAACAAGTCGCCCACCTGTAGCTCCTCGAATGTTTGGAATGCGACCGTGGACGGGAGCGCCCACAGATTGCCGGTCAGTATGCCGCGTGTGGCTGCGTCAGTCATCGTTGAATCTCCTAACCTATGATGTAGCGTGTGCCGTTGATCATCCGTGTGATAGGCCGACGCGACCAAACCGCCTCGTCGTCAAATTCCTCCAACGCGCCATGCCCGGCAAGGACAGTGAATACCGCTGTCTTCATCCTGCCGCGCACCCAATCTGCGTTTGACCTGTCAAGCAACTCTGCGACGACCGGCGGAGAAAACACGCCTGCTCCAACGTCGTCAACTATCGTTTTCAGTTCCGGATCGTCCTCGAAGTCATCCGGCCCCCAAGCGTCGATCGTGACCGCCCGAAGCTCCGGCAGGACGATCTTGCACGCTTCATCGAGTGTCATCGGATTCCACCCCCGGTGACGCGATACGACGTGAGGTAGCAGAATTCGACCTTGCCTTCGTGCCAACCCATGCAGAGAAAAGCCGACATCGTGGCAGGCTTCAGCGGGTCCGGAAGACTCAGCCGGACCTCGCCCGATCGTCCGCACCAGATCCCCTCGATAGCTTCGTTCAGATACTCGTTGCCGATCGCTTCCATCCGCCGCAGCCACTCGGAAATTGTCGGCAGCCGGTCAGAAGTCGCCGCGATCAGCTTGCCCATCCTCGCCGCCGTCATCGTCTGTGTCTTTGCCATGTCCGAATGATAATATCAATCTGGTGGGATGTCAAGAGTTATTTTCGACTATTTGCAACAGCAGGAATCGTGAGAGGTGAGGGCCGGTCTGACCGTTAAGGGAGTCCATTCCGGAGAAGGGAACGAATCGAGGCAGCGCTTCGGTGACAGAGTGCTCATCGTAGCCGCCGAAGCAGTCCATCCTGATCGTTGTGTCGTCAGCGTATTTCGACTTGCGCTGACCACCGATCTTCATCGAATGATGTCTTCTCTGCGGTTTACTCCTCATCGGAGCCACCCCGCGACCGCTCGCCGAGCGTCGGCCACCGAGACTTCTCCGCGCCGGAGCCGAGCTAGCACCGCCTCTACATCCAGCAGCGTCATTCCCCGGCCATCGCGATCAGTGACAGCGCCACCGGATCAAGGACATCCACGCCAGCGTCCCGCAGTTGCCGCGATGCCTGCGCCAGCCTCGCTAAGACACGCTGATTCGCCGGTGTCCGACCTTCGTGCACATACTCGATGACCATGCCAGCGCACTCTGCGTTACTCATCGCTCCACCTCGCAGCGATAGCCGAAGGCACCGCCAGAAAAGCGCTTCCGGTAAAAGCCCCGGCAGCGAACCAATTTGCTCAGATGGTATCGGGCCGAAGCCTCGCTCACCCCGGCTTCCTTCGCCACTCGCTTTGTGGTGTAGTGAATACAGAAGAAAATCTCGGCAGGGTCCGTGGCGTCAGACAGCGATTTGAGCGCTTCGGCCACTTTGTTTAGTGTCGTCATCGTCTCAATCTCCTAGTTTGCGCGACTCCGGCCAGAGCCCGTATCTGACAGCCGGAGCCGCGCTTGCAAGATTGATATTACCAAATCTTGCGCCGATGTCAAGGGCTATTTTCGGTTTTCGTCGCTCTCAGGGCAATCGTTTGAATGCTCTGTGATAGCCCGATCGCAAACGTCGCAGACTTCCGGTTCGTCAATGCTCAATCCTGCATCAGCATCAGCGACATCGAAACAGCGGCAATGATAGCTCCGACTATAGCTACCATCCGGAACCGTGTGCCTTGCCTCCTCGCGCAAAATCAGTGTGTTACAGCCGGAGCATGACCAAATCTCAGGCTTGAGGTAGCAGCCGCCTTTACCGCACGTCGTCTTTATCTTGTCCATGCCCTGAATGATAATATCAATTAACAGACATGTCAAGAACTATTTTCGGTCGCCCTTGATTATCTCAACGGCGAGGAAAATCGCGCCCCGGGCGATATTCTCCGACAGGCCACGCTGCGTAAGCTGACCCAGCACCCAATCATGCTTTGTTCGGCCATCCTGCGATGTGGACTGCGCGGCACGGGCAAGCTGGAGCGCCGTTTCCAACGCGAAGTCAGACAGGCCGCGCTTCTGCGCGAGCTTGAACCCGCGCATCATCAGACGACCGAGGAACCCGAAGAACGACCGGAGGCGATTCACGATACCACCTTGCCTTCCTCTTCAAGTTTCTTCACCGAGACAGTCTTCCGCCGGGTGAGCCATGAACTGAGTATGTCGAAGCCAACGATCGCCGCGCCGCCCACGACAACGATTGACTCCACCTGCTCCTCGCTGATTTCAGCGTAGCCCAAGAGCGCCGCGATCACCGCAGCCGACCGAACGACCGATGCGAGCATAACCGGCTCGTGTCCCTTGTTCATCCTGTAGCCCTCCCACAGCTTTTTCAGGCGCCCGTATTCCCGCCACGCCTTGAACTTGTTTACCGCGTCTCGTAGGCCCATCAGTCCAGCCTCCGAACGCCAAGCACCCGATCGACCGGGAAGGATGCGACCGTGACACCATCCGCCTGATTGCCGCCGATGACCTGCACGTTCTCCCACGGCGCCTCAAAGCCAGCGAAGACCGCGACATGCCCCGGCGCACCTTTCGTGACTTCCGGCCCGGGCTGCCCGGCGCCGCCGCGCTTGAAGACCACCACATCGTTCTCCGCCCTCGCCTCGCTCAACGAAATCGGGCGCCCGACGTTGAGCCACGACCGCGCCGCTGCTGATTTCGAGCGAGGAAGCCGTAGGCGCCACGCAAGCTCGTTGACAAAGGCAGAACACCATGGCGTCTCGTCCGGCGTCTCAGGGCCGTAGCCACAGAGCGAGAAGCACCATTGGATGAACGGCTGATGTTCAGACCCCTTGATCTCCATGACCTGCCCGACGAAGCGCAGGGCATCCGTGAACATCGTCACGGTGACAGCCCTGCCTCTTTCGCAGCCTGCGCTACTAGCACCACCCATAGGATGACTCCTCCTGCTGTTCCAAGGACCGACACACCAGACCAGAACTCCCGGCGCGAGAGTGCTTTTGGGCGCTTCTCCAAGACCGTGACGCGAACCTCATGGTCGTTCACGCCGTCTACCGCCTTCACCAGACGCCCGTTGATCCTGAGGTCAAGCGCATCGATGCGATCGTGCGTCCTGACCGTCCGAACCTCCGCAGCGGTCGCGATGGCGAGCACCGATGTCTTGATCTCCGCGACTGACGCCGAGAGTTGCTCGTGCTGCGAGGCATTCAGCGCCGTAAGCTGAACCCCGAAGGCTGTGAGGTCTTCCTTCGTTACGGCCACAGCCATCAGTCTGCCGGGGCGATGGGCCAGACGGGATTTTCTGGATCAACAGTGTTCTCCGGGAGATCACGTAGTTCTTGTCGATACGTTTGCCATGCGTTTTTCTGCTCTGCGGACAACTGGGCATTCGGCAGGTCTGTCCAATCGGATGCTGCGAGTAGTCCATTGCGCTCGACTCGTAGCTTCGCAAGCTGTTCGATCAATACATAATCAGAAACCGCTTGGGTGATCTCGGTGTCTGTCGGCTGCGGCATCGGCCCATCCCACCGTTCGAGCACTTCGAAGCTACCATCACCTCGTGTGACGCATTGAGCACCCGGCCACTGTTCGCATATAGCGTGTATCAGACTCATGACTCAATTACCCCGCGATCTCTATCAGCGCGATCGTGCTTTCCTCGCCTGACTTCTGAATGAACACCTGTGCGACCCCTGGAGCCGAGGCGAACTTCGTTTTGTATGTGACGGCACTCGTACTAGACGGCGAATCCAACACGACGCAGGATACGCTCGCCATCCGAAGCGCGATTGAAGAGCCGGTGTATCCCACGGTGACGCCCATCTTATTGATCTCGGTCGCACCGCGATAGGCGCGCAGATCAAGATACGCGTTGCCTGTGTCCTTCCCGACACCTGCTTGGCAGATGATCACCAGTACTTTATTGGACGTAGACGCGGGCGTAATCGTCGCGGTTAATCCCGTATCCACAGCCGTAGCCGACGACGAGCTTGCCGCAGTTCCGTACACCGCCGACACAACCTGCAGCACCTTGCCACCTACTGCCGCCGCCGCACTCGCCCATACCGTGCCATTCGATGTGAGGACATTGCCATTACTGCCCGGAGCCGCAAACGTGACATCCGATGTCCCCGCGCCTAGCAGGAGTGAATTTGCGGTGAGTGCTGCGACACCCGTGCCGCCTTGCGCCACGCTGATGTTCGGCGTTCGACCAAGCTGCGTGGAACTAGTAGCCACGATCACATCGTTCGTCGCCTGCGAGGTCACGGAGATCGCCCCTGCGTACATCGCGATAATACTGTCCTTCGTGTAGGTGTTGTATTGCGCCGCCGTCGCGAGGTCACCAGTGATGACAGCGAGAGGCGCAGAATAAGCCATTACGAAGCAACCTCTTCAACGATCGCGGCAGGGACAGGCCACCCATATTTCAGGTTTTCGACCACCAGAGACGAGACAGTTTCAGGCTCCGGGCTGTTCTTAACAGCGGCAGGCGGATTCCACAAACGGAACCTTTCCGGCCTCTGCAAGAGAAGCGCTTCAATCTCCTCCCGATTCGCAGGGAACTCAAGCCCGGCATACAACGCCCCGCACTCGAAGCAACACGCCAGATCCCACTCAACGCTGACAGAGACACCGCCATTGCACGAACAGATCAGCATCCATCCTCGATGCCCGATGTAAGGTTTCGGCGCCGGTGTGACTACGTGAGGAACGGTTCCCTCCGGCTGCAAACCGCGCTGCACCGTCGCACGGATCTGCCGCAGTTGCGCGAGGAGGTAGACCTGCGCCGTCGTGACGTTGTGCACCTGTCGCGGCCCGATGATATGCGTGAACTCAGCCATATTAGAATCCGTAATACGTCGTTTCGCCCCACTCCGACTGACCGACAACCCCCCACAGCCAGAACGCCAGCGTCGAAGCCGGTGCGAGCCCGAAGGTGCACTCAATCCACGGGCCTGCGCTCACCTTCCATTCTACACGCTGAATGATGGCATCTACCAGCGCCAGCCCTGTGACCTGCTCTGTGACTGTGATACGGTCGCCGATCTCCCGATACACCGCTTCGCCCATGAATGCCTGTGAGTCGTTCGCGATGAACATCAGCGATTCCATTTGGTGACTCAGTGAGTCATTCTGCGACCGGGTGTAAGTTGCGGCGCTCTGCCCGATCTCCAGATCGTCTTGATACCGGAGGTTGATTTCCAACGGGCGGTCACCGTAACCCTTTGCCACATAAGACTCCGCTCGCTGAGGACCGGGGTTCCGAACGGCCTTCCCGATCACCTTCTGCAAGGTGACATAAGCCGTCTGCCCGGCTGCATTGACGAACGTCCACTTAGCAGACGAGCCAAAGTCCGCAAGCGTTGGAGTCATCGACGCCGACAAGTCCGAGCCTGTTCCATCAGAATTCGCGAACGCCTGAAAGTGAGTCCCCGCGACCAGCGTCGTGACAACCTCGCTGCCGCCGATGGAGGTCTGCCTATCATTCGGGTCCGTATAGTCTGTGAAAAGCTTCACGGTCCCGCCGTCCGTAACCTCAATGAACGCTCCCGTCGGGAGGGTGTATAGTTCTTCGTCTGGATTCGCCGACACCACTTTCTTGTTGACGGTCACACCGACACGATTAAATACTCCGTCGAGCCCTGAAGGGACGTTCAACCCGTGCATAGAATCGGCGAAGGTGAAGACGCTAGAACCGGTCGCCCGTGACGTCCGACTACGATACGCATGCGTCCCGTCGCCCTTCGCGAAATACATCCCCAGCGCACTCTGCACGGCATCCTTGACTAGAGCCAGCCCTTTCACCCCGGAGCCCAAATCATCAAACGCCCACGGGAAAGTATCAACGCCAGTATCGAAATCACGCGCCGGTGGCTGCGCCGATGACGGCAGCGAATCCAATATAGCGGTGAGGCACTCCGCCTCTGTTTTGTTAATCTGCAAGTCAAGCTCGCGAACGTCTGCTTCGAGGACATCCGCGATCGTGTCATTCACCGTAACCAACACACGCTTTTCTTTGGACTGCCCGGCTATCGGCAAAATAGTGTCAATTTTCCCGTAGAACTTCAGCGCCGACCGAATGACGGTGATCGTTCCGGTCGCCGGAGATGAGGGAGAATTCGCCACGACATACGTGAAGGTCGATGCGCCCGTGACGGTGATCTGGAACGTCCCGTTGTAATCCGTCTCCACCGCGTCCGCGATCGTCACGTAGTCGCCAGTCGAGCGACCATGAGGAGCCGCCGTTGTCACAGTCGCCGTCCCTGCCGACTCTGTAATGCTCGTCACGGCCGCTGTGCTGCCCGTGGCGGCCACCAAGCGGAAGACTTTACCGAATGTCCATCCGGAACGGACGGAGGCGTGATTCGGCGAGTAGTAGCCTTCAGGGCGACCGGCAGCCGTCTGCCAGTTATTGAGCGCGAATTCTAAGGTGCCGACTCCTGCGATAGAGTCCAGCGGCTTGTTCCCGTTGATGCCGTAGCCAAACGAGAGCCCTGAAGCAGCGTCAGTGTCAGCGGTGATGTCCGTCCACACGCCGGTCGTGAGCTCGACCTCGAACTTTAGGCTTCCCGTAGCGCCCATCACCGGCCACCTAAGGCTTTCGCCTCCTTCATCGCGAGCGCCAGCGCACGAGGCTGCCGCCGTAAGCTCGCCTCAATGCGCGTCAGTGTCGCGAGGGTATGGTTCCCTTCCTCACCGTGTTCGCCGTGGCCGATCCCGCCTGCGACCTTCGCCGCGAACTCTTGCGCCTTGTCTACCGGCACGACGGCTTCGCGCCCGTGAAGCACAGTCGGCGTTCCGGCGCCGAAGTCCATGAATCCAAGATTCGGAGTGCCTTGCTTGTATCCTGCCAGACCGAGATCATTCAAACGAGACGCCGGAATGCCGAGCGCAGACGGTATCCGTCCTTCATCTCCCGGGTTATTGTTCAGGAAGTCCTCAACAGCGTTCCGAACCTGCTCGTCACTCCAATCTGAAGCCTCGTTCTGCTCGAACAGGCTCGCATTCAGGAAGTCACGCAAAAAAGCAGCGGTCGGCATGATGACGTTTATCGGAATATCTATCGGCGGAACGTCAGGAACGACAATCTTCGGAACGATCGGTAGCTCCATCTCACCCCTGAGGTCGGCGAACGCCAACGCCAATGCGTCCACATCCAAGATCCCTGTGGCCGCGAAGTGCGCCATGATCTGCTCAAGCCGCTGCACGACAGGGTTCGAAGCCCCAAGCGACTTCTTCATGTCTTCGATACTGCGGGTCAAGGTGCGAAGGTCGAGCCCCCCACCGGCTGCCATGTCAGCCAGCGCCTTTTCCATCTTCTCAACCGATGCGACGTTGTCGTAACGAGCCTGAAGCCGTTCAAGGTCTGTCGTCATGGCATCCATCGTGCCGCGAGCGATCCGCTCTAACTCCTCCTGCTCCTCAGCCAACCGCTTCGTTTCTTCGGCCAGCCGCTCCGTCTCCTTCGCCGCCGTCTCGATAGACTTGCCGAACTCGTCCATCAGGTTCTTGAAGTGTTCTAACCCTTTGACGTTCTGCGAGCCCCACGCATTCGCTAACTCAACCCCGGCTGCTCCGCCTGCCTCGCGAATGCCCTCCAGTGATCCGTGAGTAGCGAGAAGCTCACGCTGATATTTGTAGATGACCTCGTTCGCCGCTTCGAGATCCTTCCGGCCCTGCGACTTCCCGAACATGCCAGAGAAGAAACTACCAACCTTGCCCACAAGCGGAGTAAGCAACTTCCCGGCCTGCGAGCCAAGCAACGTCCCGATGCCGGGCAGGACAGAGCCGAGGGCGCCACCGATTGTCGAGCCCAAGGCTCCGGTCAGCTTCGATGTTGCCTTCGTCACAAGTCCACCAGCAGGGTCAAATATCTTACCGAAGATGGAACCACCGATAGCGCCAGCGACATCGCCGCCGCCGGTGATCGCCGACATGATGACGTTCGGCATGTCCGACAGCGCACCCTTGATCGCTCCGAGAGTGCTTGGAATTTTATCCGGCGCCAACGGCCCGAAAAAATTCATCATCTTGTCGTGATCCGACAGGTTCAGAGACTCAACGAATTTCACCAGACCAGCAGATCCCATCGCCATCACCGGGGGAACCTGAATCGCTTGATCGAGGAGTCCGCGCAGACGCGGTGAGGTCGCGTCTGCGAAGTTCGCCATGGTCTTCTGAGTGCTAGACAGAAGCACCTGCATAGCTGACCATTCCTTGTTCATGAACTTCAACTGTTCCGCCGCCTGCTTCATCTCCTCCGTAGTCTGCGGTAGCGTGTCGCGCACCTCCTCGAAGTGAGCAACGATCGCCGCGCCAGCAGGGCCGAACAGCCGATACTGCTCTATCACCTCATCCAGCGTTTTCGCGTATTTGTCGATGTTCCCCTGCGTCAGCGTAGATACGCCGCCGACCGCTTCCACCGCCTTCTCGAAAACCTGCGCCGCCTCCAACCCGTCCTTGCCCATCGAGTCAGCTAACGACTGAACGGCCTTGCTCATATTTTCGGCTGCCGCCGCCGTCTCCTCCATCTCGTTCTTGAGCGCAAGTGCCTCAGCAGCCAGCCGAGCCGTTTCCGTGGATGACCGGATGAAGGCCGGGCCCACCAGCGCCAGCGCCGCCGATACGCCGTTCGCAGCGTTCGATGTCCCGCTGATGAACCCCTGCATGTCGTCCTTCGCTCGCATAGACGATGCCGCGACATCCGACAAGAACTTATCCACTACCGGCAGGACGCCACCGAACAAGTTCAATACACCTAAGAACGGATTCGCCTCCGCAACAGCCGCTGAGGTCGCGCCACCGTAGTCGTCAGTGGAAAGCTTCAGCTTGTCCAACTGCTCCATGATGTAGCCAGCAGATTCCGCGAATTGATTGAACTGTATGGTGGCCTCCGTTGCCACGATCGTTGCGAGGCTGGAGAGAATCCCACCAGCGTCTTCCGCCGCTTCCTTGATGTCACCCAAGCCGTCCGTTGCGTATAACACTCCCGCCGCGAGCGCTACCGCCGCAACCGTCAGGCCCACCGGACCCGTCATGACCGCCACCAGCCCGGCCAACATGCCCGTAGACGCCGCCGCCGCCGTCCCGGTAGCTGCCAGCCCTGCCGTTGCCGGTCCAGCCGCAGCGACAGCCGTTGCGCTCGCGCCTGCCCACAATCCGTAAGCCGTGATAATCGGCCCAAGGGCCATACCAAGCATGCCCACAGCGACCAGCAACGGGCCAATCGCCGCCATCAGGCCAAGCACACCGATGATCACGATTTTCGTCGTCCGACTTGATTCTGTGAAGCTCCGTGCGAGCGACTGGAGCCGGTCTATCGCCGGGTCCATCGCATCCACAAGTTTGAGGATCATCGGAGCCAGCGTCCCACCAATCTCGATACCAAGGTCAACGACCTTACCCCATGCCAACGACAGCGCCGCCGAGAAGCTTTCCAACTGCTTCGCCGCGACCTCATCCGTGATACCTGCCGCATCGCGCAACGATGACTCGTAATCACGAATCGAGCCCGACAAACCTACCAAGGACCGCGTAGCCGAAATGGTCTTCGAGGTGAAGCCGAGAGACGCCAGCGTGGCATTCTGCTGCTCCGCCGACATTCCCAACAGGTTCTTTTCGAGGTCTTCCGTGATGTCCGACATGTTCCGGAAATTGCCCTGTGAATCGAAGACAGCGATGTTCAAGCGCTTGAACTCTTCACCGTTCTTCATCACGGCCTTCTGCAAGTCCCGCGTGACCATGTTGAAGCGCTCACCGGCCAGCGTCCCCTTGATGCCCTGATCGGCCCATGCGGCAAGCACAGCGACACCGGATTCGATGTCGATGTTCAACTGCTTCATCGCGTTACCGGCCTTCGTCGTCAGAGCGACAGAGAACTGTTGGACAGAAGCATTTGCAAGGGTGTTCGCCTTCACCAGCACGTCGCTGACGTGCACCATGTTGGCCATGTTCTCCACGACATCATCGCGAATCGTCAGACCGAGGGCGCTCTGTGCATCCGTCAAGAGGTCCGTGGCAAGCGCCAAGCTGAAGTTGCCAGCCTGAGCGAACGAGGCAACCTTCGGCATCGCCGCGATCGATGACGCCGCATCCAAGCCAGCCGACGCGAGGAAGAAATACGCTTCCGCCGCTTCCGTGGCCGAGAATGTCGTGGTCCGGCCAACCTCACGGGCAGCGTCCGACATCTCGCCCTTCATCTGATCGGACACGTTGCCCATGATGGCGGTTGAGTTGGTCATCGCCTGATCGAAGTCCGCGAACGCCTTGACAGACGCCACGCCGAACCCGACGATAGGAGCCGTAAAAGCTGCCGTGAAGCCAACGCCGATGGTCCGCGCCGCTTGCCCGAAGGTGTTGACCTTGTTCGCCAACGCCGCCATGCGAGCCTCAAGCGTCTTCACAGGAGGCGCCATAGACCGCAACGCGGCTGCCATCCGTTGCATATCTGCCGGGATAGGCTTGCCGGTCAGGGCCAGCTTCGCCATAGCCGCGTCCAAGACTTTGAGTTGGGTAGCAGATTGGGATGCCGTCAGGGTAGACACGCCCACTTTATTGATTGCCGCGACGACGTTATGCGCTCGCTGGATCAACGGACCGCTGTTCAGCGAACCCGCCAGCTTGCTCATCGCCGCCGTCGTGGTCGTGATCGCCGAGGTGCCTTCCGCGAGCGTCCGGCGAAGCTCGGAAAGATCCCCGGCGATCCGAACGACCATGCTGTTGCCAGCCATTACGCGCTCACCTCAGACAACGCATCCTCAAGCGCCTGCTCTAGCGCTCGTTGGAATGCCTCAGACTCCAAAAGCGCCGAGACATGAAGGAAGGGCGCCGCCGTCATGTGGATGGTTCCGAACTCCAGACCGATGTCAAGGTTCGGCCACGTATCCTCAGGCGTATCGACGAAGACAACGAAGCCGTTGCCGTCGTTCGCTCGCTCTTTTGTGATGGCCCGAGCCGTCCGGCCAGTCCGGCGCCTGACACGCTGCGCGGCTTCACGCACGATGTTATCAGCCGCCTGCGAAGCCACTTCATCGACCAGTTTCGAGGCGCGGTCGCCGAGCTTGTCAAGGGCATCGAGCGTGGACTGAACGCCCACGACTTGCACACTCAACATTCCCGGCATGTGACCACCCTCCCTAAACTAAGCCGTCTTCCTGAGCGAGCGAGAAATCAATCTCACGAACGAGATCGAGCATCTCCGACTGAGGCAACTTCGCCGTGTCGGTCGCCTGCTCGTAGGCGTTCCGGACTGACACATACTGCCGAGCTTCCAAGATCTCCTCGATGATGCCAGAGGGTAAGTTCTGATACTCCCGCCACGCCTGCGAGGGCAAGCAATGGAACTCCTCGCAAAGCCGACTCACCCACCAGATGACGGGCATTGGTCCCTCACCGCGCAAACAGCGCTCAAGGAACCTCAGTCGTTTTTTGGGCCGTCCTCCGAAAACAGCGATGGCTTCGCCAGCGTCAGGATCTCCGTGGCGAGCCAGTCACTCACGTCGCCCTCGATGTCCGTCAGCACATCCTCGTCCGTGTGGTCCTTATCGAATGTCCAACCGGTGATCGCCGAGCGGAAAAGAACCACACGATCGAAACCGTCAGTCGGGTCACGCTTGATCCCCGCGACCGTCTCCGCCGGACCGTCTTCGGCCTGATCCTTCGGCGCCGTCTTCACGCCGGTAAGCGCCTGAAGCTCTGTGATGAACGCCGGTCCACCCATCTCCTTCACCGCTTCGATCGATGCCTTCTGATGCGCGGTGGCCGCTGCTTCCAAATGCTTCGGCGCCAGCTTACGGATAGTGATGGTGTGATCGGGGAGATCGGGAACGACGAGGATTTTCGTGACGAGAGAGGCGAAGATACTCATTGGTGTGGCTCCGTGTGATTAACGGGCTCCGGTGCCATCCCCGACAGGATTGTGGGGGATGGGTCCGGAGCCACAGAATCTACGCTTGCGCTACCGTCTTACGACCACGTAGCGGTGCCGGTGGGCTGGATGACTGCCGAGAACTCAGTCAGCGCCCCGTTCTTACCCAATACCTCATACGACACGAGGTAGGTTTCGACGGTCATGGTTTTACTGTCGCCGAAGACCATCACGAGCGTTCGCGTGGAATCCTGCGGACCGTCGTCAGGCGCGATGAAGACGACGTGTGGCCCGGTCGTGGCCGTCGTGTCGAAGAATCCCGTGACGGTCACAGGGTCCATTTTCATCAGGCCGGAAGGCGTTGACTCTTCCCACCCGTCCCCGAAGGCGTGGGATGCCTGCATGGCTGAGGTGATCTTCGCCCCGCTCATCGTCAGGACATGCCCGGTGATGACGCGCCCCGTTCCGCCGGGTCCGTCATCGTAAGTGATCGTGACTGAAGCTGATCCGTATTTTCCGGGCATCGTTGGGCTCCTCTCCCGCTCGCGGGAATGTTAGAGCCTCAGACGGCCAACGCGGCAGGACTAGTGCGGCGAGAGTGGGCCGAGACGTAAATTGTCTGAACGCAGTAACTATACCGTGTTTGGTCCGCGAAGGGAATCACGAATTGCACGAAGACCGATCCATGTCTCAATCTTCTGCCTGAGCGCCGTGGACAGCCGCATTGCAATCACCGCCTGATCACGCTCAGCTTCGTCCTTCGTCCGCATAGCCGCCCGTGTCGCGCCTTCGACTTCCTTCACCTGCGCCAGTAATCGAGCCAGCGCAGGGTTGTCGAGATCCATCAGGACGGAAGCGTTCTACAGAACCCGGCGAAGACACCGATCGTCCCCGAGCCTGTCACATTGCCATCGTAGGCCAGATACCGATCAACGGTCCCCGAAACGGTGACGCGCTCCGCAACCGGGTCCGATACCGAGTCCGTGAACGCGACCAATGTCGCGTAGGTGATGTCGTCCGGCGAGTCCTGAATTGTCCCAACGAAATTCGTGAAGCCCGAGCCCTCCGTGTTCTGCTGATACCCAACGCCGCCGTCTGCGGTATTCGCCCGAACGAACGTCCCTCCGGTCCCCGCAGACACCGACGCATCCACCGCGACCGAGAAGGTCAGCGTGTCGATTACCGTGGCCGTCTGCTGGCCGTTGATGTCTGCATTTGAGCTTGACACACCGGCAATCAAGATGATGTCGCCGGAGGTCAACCCATGAGGGACAGGGCAGGTCACAACCGACGGGTTCGCCTGCGAATTCGAGGTGATAGGAATGACACGCTGCTGCGGGTCCAACGTGTAATCAACCGGCGTAGACTGTGTATCCCAATCGGCGGTTTTCGTCGCCAACGGCTGGAGAATCTGCCCACGGTCAAGCTGCCCAGAGATCGTGTATTCCACGTTCGCCTTCGTCAACGAACCAAGCTGCGCCAAGACCTCGTAGGCGCCCGTGAACGCGCCGATAAAGCCGATGAACATCTCGCCGATGGTAGCGCCAGCGAACCCGGCACAAACAGTCCTCACGGTCGCCTGAGGCGTCGTGGGGACGCTGCCGGAATGTGCGGCGTGTGTCTGAAGGGCAGCCGTATCGAAGAACCCGCCATCCTGTGACAACTCCGCTTTCGACAGCCCGGTTGGCAGGTGCGCTTCAGCGGAGTCCCCGAGCCCGGTGACATCCTCCGTCATGGCGGTCACTTTGAAGCGCAAGCCCTTGAGCTTCGCCGTGATCAAATTGTAACCGTCAGCGAAAAAGAAAACGCTTTTCCCGCCGTATTTACCAGTCGCCATGCTTAGCCCCTCCCGTTATCGAACACGTCCACCCGACCGGCTATTCCCGAAACAGCCCTCAGCGGCGTCACTGGCCTCACCGGAGCCAATTCTGGAGTTGGCGACACGGCGCCGAGTCGCGTAATTTCTCCACGAGCCAGCCGCAACGGTATCGACTCCGCAGGCATGTCCGAGCAATCGCCGCCAACGTCCACGCGCTTGAACGTAACCTTCGCACGGTCTTCAGGAGTGAGCTTCGCAATCCCACCCGCCGCGAGGACCAACGCCAGAGACTCAGCGTTCGCGGGATACTTGAACTGTCGGTTAGCGCGGAATCGGTCAGTCATGGCGTTTCATTCTCCCAAGCGAAGCCGCAAACAGCGCAGAGTATGTGCGGAAGCCCAAACCCACCGGAAGCCCGACGCTTGTCCGGCCCCGCGTTACAGTTCGGACACGGCTGCTTTGATGTCCCCTGCTCTGTGATTCTTCTGGCCGGGCGCCCGTCCGGCGCCACGATAGCGCCTGCGCGACCCGCTTCTGTCATTGTTCCACCCAAACGGTAAAAAGGGAAACGATTTCGTGAACCTTGACTCCGTGAAGCACTTCATCTTTGACTGTGACAGAGCGCCGGTATGTAACACGACCGGCCTGTGAAAAGCCCGTCACCGTCAGCGCCGCGTCCTTCAGCAGCGCCACGGCTTGCCGATTGATGTCCTGCGCCTGCATCATACTGCCGCTGTCTGAATACGCATGTGTCCGGAGGTCAAGTTCCGGTAGAGTCCCCATCCCGAACCCACGAAGGTCGCGCTCGTCTAGGATCTCCATCAGCATGCACGGGCGCGGTGTGTCCTCCGGAATGTCATCGAACAGACGACCGCCGATAGCGGCCTGAAGCGTGGCATCCTGCAACACGCCGAACACCGCCTGAAGGACCGGCGAGGCAGCCGTGAGATCCCCGGAACTCACGCGCCGACCTCCGCCGCTTCAATGAACTGCCATGTCCGGCCATCCTCGAACGGAGGCAGCCCGGTGATTTCGAGCGTCTTCGTGAGGGCTCCAAACGGCGCCGATGGAGTCCACAGCAACCGCATCTCCGGCGCCAACGTCGCGTTTACCCGAACCCGGAAGCGATACGCCGTAGACGACTGCACCGCATCGAAGGCGTGGCGCTCGCGAGCGCTCAGGGCCATCATTGCCGCCGGGATGGTATCGAACGTGCGCCATGGGACAACCTTCCCGCCCTGCGCGTTACTGGCGTAAACGACCGTCATCGAACCTGTTCCGGGAGTGTCCAGAGCGTCAGAGCAAGTGAAGGTAAATGTGAGAGTCGTTGGGACAGTCGCGATCTTCCACTTCGCATTCCAGCCAGTCGTTCCCGTGGTGACACCCGCGATCGTCACATAGTCTCCAGCGAGGTATCCGTGAGGCTTCGCCGTCGTGCCGGTCGCCGTCGTCGAAACCCGCGTCAGGCTCGAAAGGGTCAGCGACTCAACATCGTTCCTCTGCACCAGTAACCGCTCGCGCATCGCGCCAATGTCAGTCCTCACCGTGGAGCCCATACCCGGAACGCCCGGTATATCTCATTCGCCGTCCCCGGCACATGGCGTGGGGAAGCCGCGCCGACCGACAGGTTCTCCCGCATAGAACTGCGCGTGGCGATGTCCAGCAGGATGCCGTCCTTCAGCATCGCCGGGACATCACCGGCTGCGCCATAGCCTGCCGTGAATTGGACTGTCACATCGTTCGCCTGCCCATACAAAGACGGCCACGCCTCATTGTAGGCCAGCGAAATCTTCCCATGCTGAGCGAACGGACCCGCCGGTATCTCCACAACATACTTCGACGCCGCGAAGGTCTGCGAAGCCCCGTCTGTGTCGAGATACGTGATCGAGCTCACCGAAATCAGCGGAGGCTTCGGCAGGTGGATATACCCGCAGGACGGGAAGACATCGAGCACGAGGTTCCAGACCTGCGTGATAAGCGCCCGGCGCGATACCCGCTCAGCCCGAAGCCGACACGAAGACAGCCACCGAGTAATCTCCGGGTCAGCCGTTGTGTTGGTAGTCGGAGGCGCGGCGCCGAGCGCACTGTCCGCGATGTTGTCGGTCGTCGTGATGGTGGTATTGTCCGCGACCGTCACGAAGAGACCGAAGACCGCGCCACCCGCCGAGGTCCGATAGCCCTTCCGCGAGGTGCATGCCGAGCCGCCGATCGGGACGGACACCGCGACCTTGCCATCACTAGACTTGTCCGCAACCGTCACCGGCGCCGAGATGTCGCCAGCCGAGGTTTCCCCGTCAGCAGTCACGAATGTCCACAAGTATTTGTGGATACCGTCATCGACTAGGCCAACGCCAGCCGCCGCGAGCACAGCCGTAGGCGCCGGGGGAACCGGCTCGCCTTCGCTTGAATTCAGGAGAAGCTGCCGCCGGGCCTCAGCGACAGTGACCGGCTCAGTGGCCGGGCCGGTGACTAGGCTTAACATGGGCCTGCAACCTTAGACCCCAAGAAGGACTGAACCAAGCTCGTGTAGCTGGCTCACCTCCGCCGCTGTAAGCGCTTTCCCTGTCACGAAGGGCAGAGCGATGCGCCCGTGGAACTCGGCGACTGGCGTGGCCGTCACGCCGCTGCAACCGACCGTCAGCGGCGCCGCCGTCGCTTCCATCGCGACATACGAACCCGTCTCCGTGGTCGAGCCGTCATTGACCAGCGTTCCGTCCACATACAGATTGACAACAGGAGACGCCTGACCGCCGTCGTATGACGCCAAGGCAAACACCCATTGCCCGATAGTCAGCGCGTCGTCGCTGATGGCGATCTCCGAGGCTGACGCCGACGCATCGTGAAGCTCTAGCGACAGCTTTCCGTTGCTGTCGATGAAGAACCGCCACTCCTCAAGATTACCAGCGGAGTCATACTTCGCCACGATGACATTCGTGGCTATCGAATTCGGGCAAATCCATACCCCGACAGAGAATGCCGAATCGTCGGTTCCGTCCCCGAAGCTGTAGTTGGCGTGGTCGATTCCGGCCAGATGATGATCGCCGGTCGGGTGGAAGTGGTAGGACTGCACCAAGCCCACATGCTCGTAAGGTGCGAAATCATCTTCAAGCGCTTCCGCTGCGCCTGACGTCTCCGACGGTATCAAGTCGCCGACTGACAGGCCGGACACCAAGACACCGGTTTTCTCCATAAACGGCCAGAAGCTCGGAGTAATCGTGCCAAGCACCGCCATGAAGGTGTTAACGATCGTCGGAAGCTGCCACGGACCCAATGAACTCATTTGCGAATGTCCAATCCTTCAGGCGCGTTTTCCAGTACCCAAAGGTGATATACCGCTTTACCGTCCACTAGGCTGCCCTCAGGCGGAAACATCTGGACCGCCCATTGCCCCGGGTATTCCACCATGAAGCGCTCCCACACCTCGCGCCACTGGAGCGGAGGGTAGCCCGGCGCGAATATCTTTATCTGGCGAACCGGCCCGAGTCTGGAGGCGGTGATTTCGTCACGCGCCTCCAGAGTCAGAACCATCAGCTTTAGTCGTCAGCCGACGCCGTGCCAATCACGCCGCCAGACTCCGCCGCCACCTCGATGTTCTCGCAGCGGAACCGAGCGATGCCGTCACCGACCAGCGCCGCCGCCAGCGTGGCGAAGTTCCCGAAGACTAAGCAATCTTCCGCGACACCGGTCGTGCCGGTCAAAAGCTCGAAGCCGGGCTCACCCGCGTCCGTGACGAAGGTGCAGCGCCGAATCCGAACGCCGGTCGAAAGCGTGGTGTCCCCGTTGATGGGCGCGACCAGAGCCGCACCTGCCATATCGAAGTCACCATCCTCGATGACCACATCATCACTCGCGCCCGTCAGCTTCACCGCTGCCACGCAGCCAGCCGCCGACGCATGCTGCCGCACCTTGATGCCGCTCACCCGCGTTCGGGAGCACCCGGCCTTGATGTCGATCGCCAACACGAATTCGTCCACACCGGCGCCGTCCTCGCCCGGGAGAACCTCGATGTTCGACAGCGTGGTATCGAGCGCCGCCGCGTTGACATCGATACCGATCGCGACGATCGTCACCGACGGGAGCAGCCGCACATTGTCGATTGAACACCCGCTCGCCGAGATGTCGATACTGGCGTTCGCGTGGTCGAAATGCACTTGAGGAGTGACCGAGCCGCTGCCCACACCGATGACCGCCACACCAGCGATGTCCATCGCCACCTGTGCGTTCGCGATAGACTCCACATGGCCCGGCATAAGGTAGACCACATCGCCCTTCGATGCCGTCAGGAGGTCACTGGAGAATGCGTAGGACAGTGACGCGAACGGCGCGTCAGGGTTCTTGCCGTATCCGGCGCTATCCGTGCCGGTTCCGGAGTGGACGAAAAAGATTTCGCCGGGATGCTGTGCAAAATCGGCGATCGTGAAGACGCCGCCCGACTGTTGACGAGAGAAAAGGGCTGTTCGCATGTTCAGGGTTGTCCTTTGTGACATGGCAGCAGAGCAGCCGAAGCTGCCCCACTGACGAATACCGAGTTACCGGAGCCTCTTACGCGATGACATCCGCCGTCAGCCCGTCATAGGCGTTCAGGCCTTCCATCAGGTAATCAATCGCCATGATGTCATCCGCGTGGTCGTTGTCGATCTCCACTGACACATGCGATGCGGACGCGAGCGCCGCGAGCACCTGTTCAGCCGAGACTTCCAGCACAAGCTGGTCACCCGCCGCGTCAGCCGTCGTCGGCGTGGCATGCGCGACGACCACCGTGGAGCCCGTCCCCGAACTGTCCGTCGCCGCCATGATGCGGAAGGTCAGGACGCCCGTGCCGCTCACCAGCGTGGCCTTCGCCACGAAGGCAAGACCCATCTTGACCCACGCGATCTCCGTGGCGACCGTCGCGTCGGCGATGTCGTGAATGTAGGTGCGGCTCAGGAACCGCGCAAGCAACCGATTCGCTGTGTAAGCCATCTGCTATGCCCTCAGGAAAAAGAAACCGAACTCAAGATTCGAGCAACTCAGCCCGAGATTACGCCCGTGTCGCCAGCGTCAGGAACGGAGACAGCGTAGGCGCACTATTCTTCGGAGTCAGCGCCGACCTCCACCACGTCCGGCCATCATTCCGCTTGTAGAAGCGGAACGCCCTCTCAGCCGAGACGAAGCGAACGTGAATGCTCTCCGCCTGCTGCATACCCTGATACTCACCCTCAAGATACTGCGACCAGTTCGCCAGCACCAGATCCCCGACGGTGCCGAGGTTCTTCGCATGCTCCGTGAAGTAAATCGGGCGCCCGTCCAACGTTTCCTGACCGCCGCTCGTCAAGAAATACGGAACCGGGTTGCCGCCGGTGCCAATCACCTGCACGAGACTGCGAAGCTGCGGACGGGTGGACTGGTTCGCGATCCATACCGCCGAGCCGTAGCGCCAGCACCGAGCCGCCATGGCATCGATGTTCTCCTTCACGATGGTCGCCGCCGCCTGTCCGGTTTCCTTCGCGACAGTGATCAGCGATCCGTTGTTGGCGTGGAGGATGCCCCCACGCTCACCGACACCGGTGCCGTTCAGCCGCTCGCTGATGGCGTTGTTCGCGAACTCATCCGTGAAGCCTGCCGAGATAATCGCCACGAAAGACTGAGGCGAATCGCTCAGAATGCGCTCAGTGGCATACGCCAAGCCGAACTCCTCGTTCGCCGTCAGGATGACCTGCTCGAAAGTCACACGGCTCGAAGTTCCGTCCACTGTCTCCGGGCGCCGGGAAACAGTGAATCCGCCCGAGACGCTAGTAGTGTGATTCTTGTCCACCCGAGCGTTGAAGGCGACAGTCGGTGCGGTCATCGGCGAGATGTTCGTCACCAAAGGCGCGATGAAATCTGACTCCGCCGCCGTGGTCAGTAGGCCCGGCGCAACTCCGCGAGGGATGAGGAACCCGCCAGCCGGATCACTGTAAGCACCCTGCTCATCTGAACCCTGCGTTGCCTGAAGTGGCCGAAGCTTCTCGGACACGCGGCCAGTCATCCCGGCGTTCATCACGTCCTGAAGCATTTCGCGATGGTCAGCGAACCCACGCCCCGGGTCAAGCTCAGAGCGAAGCGTTCCGGCCTTCACGTCCGGCGCAGCTGCGGCAGCCGCCTTCGCATCCGGGTCAGGCGCGACAGGCGCGTTCCGCTCCGCTTCGTTCAGCCGCACCGCGTCCACACGAAGACCTTCGACCGTCTCGAACTCAGCCTTCAGCGCGGTGACACTGGCCCGATCCTCGTCCGTCAGCGCGGGACCGCCAGCCGTGGCAGCCGCCACCGCCTTGTCGTTCAGAGCCTTCAGTGAGGCGTGAATGCTCGCCGCCTTTTCCCGCAGGGCGCGAATACCGGCAGGTTCGGCACCGACGATGCCCATCAAAAGGACAGCCTGTTCGGGCTGCTCAAGTATGGCAGCCGTCACAAGGACTGCGGCGCTCATTGCCATCTTCGACAACCACGGGCTCGTATGTTCGAATCCCATCTTGTTAAGACAGACCTGCACGACATCCGTGCTCGCTGCGGAAAGGCCGGTCATCAGGTCAACCATAAATGACGCAACAGTAAGAGGCTTGTTCATTTGTCTGCTTCGCTCCAAGTGGGAAAGTGAAATCGAATAAACAGAGATTACACGATTGAGCTCATCAGCGCAAGCGTGGATTCTGTCAGGTCAACGTCAGCCTGCCGCGCACCAGTCGCGAGCGCTTCCGCTTCCGCGTCTGACTCACTGTTGTCAGCTTGTAGTTCGGTGATAAAGCACGGGCATTCCGCGCCGCATGTCTCGCAGCCCGGATTACAGGCTGCGCCAGGGCAGTCGCACCCAGTCGCACAGGTTGTGCACTTCGGGATGGTAGCGAGAACCGAAGCCGCCGCAGGGACAGGAGTAGTGACAGCCGCCTCAAGAGCCAGCCCCGGCCCCGCCGCCCGGACCTTCGTGACTCGCTTCATCATCACGGCAGCCGTCCCGAACTTGTCGGCCAAGCCAGCGGAAATCACCGCCCGGCCACGGAAGACCTTCCCCTGCCCGAAGGTGTCAGCGACGACTTTCGTGCTCACGCCCCGGCCACGGGCCATGGCTCCATCGAACTCCCGGCCCATCTGGTTGACATCGGCCTGAAACCCCTTCTGAGCCTCATCAGCCAGCGGCAGCCATTGGGAACCGTCTGTCTTGTGCTCGCCGTAGGAGATCGTGGTGATCTTGACTCCGGCCTGCTCCAACATGCCGCTCAAGTCCTCGTGCTCCATGAACACGCCAATCGAGCCGACCAGCGACGACGAAGACACCCAAATCTGATCAGCCTGCGCCGCGAGCCAGATCCCGGCAGAGCAGATCATAGTGTCGGCCACCGCAACGATCGGCTTCACGCCCCTAGCGGCGAAAATTTCATCAGCGAATTCCGGAACCATCTCCACGGTCCCGCCCGGCGTATCGCAGCGGAAGACGATCGCTTTCACATCCTCATCCGCGAGCGCCATACGAAACTGGTTCTGCATGCTCTCGATGGAGGCACCGCCGAAGAACATCGACATCCATGTTTCCCGGTAAGTGATAGGGCCGGACATGCCAATCACCGCGACATCGCCAACCATGCTCAGCGCAGGCTTTCGCGAGGTCGCTTCACTGAAGGCGGAAAACGCCGCCTCAAGCTCCTGTGCGGTGACGTTTTCAGCACGGTTGACGAGCGACTGAAGCGCCCGAGACTCTACCGACCACAGGCCGCTTCCAAGGAAAGACTTGAATTCGTTGATCATGTGTCAGGTTCTCCCGCTGGTTATTCTACACCTAGTCATCCGCAACGCCGTCAGTCTCCGTTGGAGGAGTCGAACCGGCAGGAGTCCCCGGGCGCATGTCCCCGGCGCTCAATTCGTCAAGAGCCTCATCGGGATTCATGTTCAGGCGAACACGGACCTCACTCGGTCGCATAATCCGGCTCTTGATGAACAGCTCGTAATACTTCGCCTGCATCTCGAAGTCACCGCGCATCAGCGCCTCAAGCTCGCATTCCACTACGAACTCAGACTTCCGGATGATGACATCCCTCTGAAACGCCTGCTCGAAGGACACAGCGATCGGGCGGAGGCACGTATTGATGTAATCGATCGCCTCCTGAACCGCCGTTGAGTAGGACTGCCCATCTTTTACGCCGAGCTTCGAGGGTGGAATTCGCAACAGCCGGGCGACATCCTTCACGCCCCACTCCTGCGTCTGCATCATCTGTGCCTTGTCAGGGTCCACCGACAGATTCGTGATCTTGACATCATCCGGAATCAGCATCAGGCCGAACGAATTCTCCACGCCTGAGGCATAGCGGGAAATGCTCGCGTGGAGCTTGTCTTCGTCCTCCGGCTCCATGTCGCCAACGTAGGTCGCCACGGTCCCTGCCGTCATGCCCGACTTGAAGAACTTCATCGCAGCCTTCTGCGCCGCGAGTGCAGAGCCGAGCGCCGCCGCGCCGAACCGCGTCCGTGATGCGAAGGTCAGACCGTTGTCGAACGAGAGGTCGCGGACAACCAGCATTTCCTCCTGCGTCACGTATCGTGGCTGCCCGTCCGACTCCAGTAGCTTGTAACGGAAGCGTCCCGACGGCAAGCGCTCAGGAGTCACACGATCGGGATGGCGCGGGATGAACTGCTCGTTCGCAGCGAGCCGTGGCCCTGACACGATTTCAGCGTAGGCGACTCCGCGCAACAGAAATTGCGCCACCATCGACATGAAGAACTCGATGGAGGTCTGTGTGTCATTCGGCTGCCAGCGCAGGCGATACGCCAGCCCCTTCACGCCGAACATGCCTAATCCGCCGAGCACCTGATCTTTGCCCTTGCCGTCCGGGTACATCTCGTAGGTGTTCCACGGGCATGCCGCGAGGTCAGCCGCGATCATCGTCACGCCGGAGTAGAACGACGACAGCGCCATCGCTCCCTCAGGCGTTACCGTGAATCCTGCCGCCGACAGCATCGTGTTCCACTCGGAGGGGAAATAGGGTGTGCTCTGATACATCCAGCCCGAACGGTCCATGTCGCTCGATGCCTTAACGCTCGTGGTAGCCATGCTGCCAAAGATGCTCACGGTTATCCTCTCCCCTTAGGCGCCTGCGGTGGCCCCTGAAGCGTCACGCGATGGAAAAACCCCAACCGCTGAGGCAAAGCCATATACACAAGGATACCACCAGCGGGAAGGAATGCCACCTGCCCGGCGCCGAACCAGCGCTCCGCCAGCGGCCAGAGCGCGACCGTGATCAGCGCCATCCCTGCGAACAGCACGACATCCTCGAAGCCGATGTTCTGGCGGTAGGCCCACACCCGAACAAGGGCGTTCCTCCACTCTTGCTTTGTCATGATGGTGTCTCCGCCGTCGTCTGTTCATCCTTCGGCCCGATAAGAGGCTTGAAGCCTCCCGGGGTGAAGACCCTCGCTTCACGCCGCTTCCGCCGCACCCTCGCAGGCAGGAGGACAAGCTGTGAGAGCGCGATAACTGTAGCGATTATGCCGTCAATTCGGCGTGTTTTGCTAGGCTTTTCTACCCACACGTTCTCGTAACGGTCTGTCTTCGGCTCCGCGTTTGCCAGACACCAGCCGAGCACCGGATTCCCCGCATGCCGGACGCGCTTCAGATGCACGAGCGCTTCGAACAGCTTGAAGGTTTCCGACATCGCCCGGCCCTGCCGGACCTCTGCGATCTCCTGCTTCCCCTTGTCCCGCAGCGCCACCGCGAATTGAGTGGCATTGTGCGGATCGTAGCCGACGCGCTGCGGACGGTAGGCCGGAACGATTTCCTTGATGACCTGCTGATAGATCAGATCGTGATCGATGACCGGCCCGGGAGTGAAGCGCATCGCACCGATGTCGCGCCAGAGCGAAAACGGAACATGCTCCGACTTCTCCCGCTCCTTTGCCGTGTCCTCCGGAATCCAGAAGAACGGCACAAGCTCGATGCAGAAATTCAGATCCAGAATCCGCGTCACCTTCTCCTCGCCGACGACTTCCGTCAACTCTACCGTCTCCGGCTCCGCGTCCTCGTCATCATCCACCCGGATTGCCACGACGCCTGCCGTTAGGTCGAGTTTCTCGCTCATATCGAAGCCGATTGCACAGGCCCGATCGCGGTTCTCAGTCAGCACTTCCGGAACTTGACAGCGGTCCCACCGGTCGTAGGGAATCCAGACCGTGTGGCCCTGCGTCCAAGTGCAGAACGACAAGCGCCGAGTCCGCGACTGTGTCGCCGGGCGGTCCCGCGCTTCGTCCACGACTGCCTGAAGCTGTTCCGTGGAGATGGTGACATCCAGCGCAGGCTGCACCTTTAGCCAGCAGTTCGGGTTCGTCCAGTCGTCGCAGTCTACACAGCCATCGACAGGCGATGTGTGTCCGTCCAGCCGATGTTCCTCGCACGGGTCAAGGTGGCAGATGTAGCCGAACCAGCGCTCCGCCGCTGCGCCGGTAACAGTCTTTTCGAGCACCCTCACCGTGTAGTCGTGGTGCTCCCAGCACACGCTTGTCTTGTCGAATCCTGCATTCGTGATCTCGAACAGGAGCGCATTCTTCCGGCCCTTGAAGCCGAGCCGCATCTTCTCAGGGATGACCGACGTTGGGTGCTCGTGAAGCTCGTCCACGATCGCGAGGTAAGGTCGCTTGTTGTCCAGTGACCGGCCTTCCGCTGAAAGCGGTTTGAAAAACGAGCCCCGATTAACCCACGATATCTGATACTCGCCGACATCCAGAACGCTCATCAGGGCATCCGATCGATCGGCCATGCGTTTCGCGAACTTGAAGAGGTATCCGGCCTGATTTCCATCGACGCCGAGTGCATAAACCTCAGCGCTGAACTCATCCTTGCCAACCAAGCCATAGAGCCCGTAACCCGCAGCCGTGGGAGATTTCGCGCTGCCCTTCGATGTCTCAGTGTAGGAGGTCGTGAAGCGCTGGTTATTGTCCCCGTCCACCCAACCTTCGAGCGAGCCAAGGATGAAATTCGTCCAGTTCATGAGAATGAACGGCGAACCGTCATCGAGGGTGAGGAAGTCCCGGAAGAATTTCGTGCAGAGCGCCGCCCGTTCCGCGCTGAAGCGCCACCGAAAACTCTTGTCCGTCGTCTGCCGCTTCAGGTCGTCAAGGTGACGAGCGCAGGCCAGCCGCACCATGCGCCCGGCCAGAATCTTACCTGCTCCCACATCCCGGGCATACGTCGTCACCGGGTCTTTCGAGGTCGGGCCGATCAGCGCCGGGCGCTTGGCCCCAGGTGCCGCCGGGCGCTTCCGCTTCGTCGCAGTCTTCCGTTTGGTCGCCGGGCGCTTCGTTGTCACTTGTCGCCGCCTGCCTCCGCTGCGAGACGCACACGGGTCTGCGTCTTCGTGACCCATGCCCGGCTATACTCCGCGTTCTCGAACAGCCGCGAGAAGCCCGTTATGTGCTTCAGCCGCAGCACCTCCTCCGGCTCCATGCCAAGCTCGTTGCAGATCTCCGCATCAGTCCATCCGTTTTCCAGCATCGCGAACACCATCGACGCCATACCGCCAATCGAGTGCTTGCCCCGGGCGCGGTTATGCCGCACCGTGCTTGCCATGCGATCGTTGATGTCCTTCTCGATGACGACGCAGGGCAGCCGACCATTCACGCTGCCGCGAATCGTCTCGCTGTTCTTCCCGACGAAATACCGGTGGAAGCCGTCCACGATGATGAACTTGCCCCGCTCTGCATCGAAGATGGTAACAAGAGGCTGCGTGTAGCCGTCATGCTCGATGCTTTTCTGCAATAGGCCCATCTCCACCTGAGCCACGGCATTCGGATTGTAGTCGTTCGCCTCGATGCCCTCGATCGGAATCCATCGCACCAGATCGACCGGCGAGGAAGCGTTCGGCGACAAGTCGTGCAATATCTCGCGAATAGCGTTCATTGCGTCCAAGCGTTCATACGCACCATGGATAAATGCCCTGAGCCCATGTGATAGCTCTGACGGCACAGAGGGCGAGGTCACGACTTCACCCGAGCCTGCCGAAGCCCCTTCGCTTCGACGCCATTGTTTGCGCGGAATGTGCTCAACTTCGTCCCCTCTCTGTCATTCACCAGTAGCACCGAAATCTGCGTGGACACCAGCGATTTCAGCGTGGTAGGCTTCGCACCGGCGTAACGGGCATCGTAGGCTGCGAAGGTCTTCCGGTAGTAGGCCCGATCGCTCTCACCCGGAATCAGGTTCTTCAGCAGATGGTTTCGGTAGTCGCGCCAGTCCGTGAACATCGGCGGAAGCTTCGACGGCGACATGAAGTTCTCCGCCAGCATTGCCGCCGTGTTCGTCCCTTGCAGCCGCTTCGTGATTCTATTCCACGTCTCCGGCTCGATCTCCTGAAGATGAAACAGCGTCTTGACAGCCGTCTCGTGGTGGACGTTCGACACCCTCATCTCACGAAGCGGAGTCCCATACTGATATTGCCAGTCATACAGTTTGGTGTAGGCCCACGAATGGTCGTGAATCGCCTTCCAGATGTCCGAGGTGCGCCAATCATAGAGCGGATGGAAGGAGTAGTGGTCAACGCCCTTGTTCTTCACCGAGCCCCACGTCACGCCTTTGAACGTCTCGTAGACCGTCAGCCCGAGACGCCGGGCCGGGCTCTCCTCCGCCCTCACGCCGGTCAGCGATGCCACTGGAACATCGGGCCGGTGGTGATACTCGTAGGCTTCGAACAGCTTCACGAATCGGTCAGTCCCGTAGACGTTCTCGTGAATCGAGTCCGCTTCCTTCGGGCGAATCCACTCCACTTCCTCCTCCGGATTCCAGCAATGAAGCCACGGGTGAGCCGTCGAGGTCGCGTTGAAAAGCCGGATCGGCACCTGAAGCCATTGGCAATCGACGCGTGGATCTGACATCACCGAGCGGATGTATTCAATCACCGTGGCCCATTCCGCCTCTTGATCGATGAACACGACCGGGACCGGCAAACGCCCCTTCTCCTCCGCGACTTGCAGGGCGAGGTTCAGGACAACCGTGCTGTCCTTGCCGCCCGAGAAGGACACATCGACATACTCGAAGTGGTCATAGACCCAACGAATCCGGTCCAGCGCCGCCTCCAGCACGTTCTCCGGAAGGTAGATCTTCGCAGACGCCGGAGGCACTATTCCACCCTCAGGAAGTAGGAGCGAGGCATGTGACGGGCTCCGGTGCCCTCACGCTCCAGAGGCGACACGATCCGCTCGAAGTCCGGGCCGAAGAACCGCCGCACAGCCGACACGACCTCGCGAGTTCGATGATCATCCGGCGTGAAGTCGTGACCGGCGATGAACCCACCGTCTCTGACCTTCGGCGCCCACGCGATCAGGTCTGCCAAAACCGACTCCTCGCGATGGTCAGCATCGATGTAGACCAGATCGAGTGAGCCGTCCATGATGAGCGGCGCCGCTTCAAGGGAGGTAGCCCGAAGTATCCGAACACGCTTGTCGCCTTCGAACCGCTTCTGAACGTAATCATGCCGGAAGTCCCAAGCGGAGGCAGACGAAGAATAGGTGTGATCCATCTGCCGCCATGGGTCCACGAGGATTAGTTCCCGTGGCCGAAGCTCAGCGAGGAGGGAGGCAGCGAAGCGACCGCGCAGCACACCGATCTCTGCCACGCGGCCAACCGTCCCGAGCTTTCGGCGGATGTCGCGAAGATACGAGACTCTGCCCATGGCGCCCTACGTGAGCGGCATCGGGTGAACGTCATCGAACTTGAAGGTCGCAGCGTAGCCGAGCAGCGCGTGGATAACGTCAGCGTCCGGTGCGTCGTCCACGAAGGTGTCCAGCGACAGTGCCAGATACCACTGTGGAGCCGGCCAATTTCCTCCGGCGAATAACTGGTGAGGGCTATGCGTGTCCAGCACGAAATACCGGCCCCGCTTCAACTGAATCTCAGCCAGCGACACACCGCGCAAGCAGAAACCCGGATCGACGTTGACCATGATCTGGTGCGTGTAGCGAGGGTATGCCTTGTCCGTGTGCAACGGTGTCTGCTTCCGGACCCCAATCCAGTGAGGATCGTTTTCCTTGACGCCGGGAGTCCTACCCCACGTTTTCAACGAGTGATTCGCCGACGGGAACATCTGCTCCAACATCTCCGGGTAAAGCCCGATCGAGTCCGGTAACGAGATGTCGCGATAGCGAAGGACCGGCTGTGACCGCTGATGGGACAACGGAGTGTTCCACTTAAATGTCGCCATTCTACTCCTCGTCAAGATCCGTGAACGTCTTACTCTGCCGCCTTGAGCTTCGCGACCTCGCGATCCTGCTCACAGCCACGCGATGCTCAACGAGCGAGGGGACAGAGATCCAATACGGCTCACGGCGAGAGCGCAGCCAGTCGTTGAAACACGTATCGTAGCCATACGGATTCTCTGCACGACGGGTCCACGACTCCGCGAACGGCATGAACGCCGCCGGGTATCCGGCAGGCAGGTAAGTGCATTGATTCATGGCGAACTGACGGTCCCACCTCGAACCTACCGTCAAGTCCTTGCCGCGCATACTGAAGAACTGGATGACCGAATCCGGGCGTTTGTCGATCACGGCCTGCGCCTTCGCGGCAAAGTCACGAGTCAGGAGAATATCGTCCTCCATGTGGATCGCTGGATCGTCGCCCTGCACTTCTAGTGAGCGCATGTAGGTATCCCACGCATCCCGCTTCGTGTCCTCCACGACCTCCAGTGTCGGCAGCCGATCGAGCAGATACGAAATAAACCGCGAGTCCGGCATAGTCGTCACAATAATTCGAGTCACCGGCGCGGCACTCCCTTCTGACTCAGCGGCTTCCGATTGAACAGAGCTGTGTCCTTGATGTCGTCATACATAGTCCAATAGAAGAATTCACCGCAGTCCAGTTGCGGGAAGTCGTAGCGCCCGAACCGCGCCTTGTAGCCATCCGACCGGATGAAATTGACACAGAACACGAAGTCCGCATCGTCATCCCACTTCCGGCGCAACGTGTAGGAGTGAGGATTCTCCGGCATGGTCACCGCGACTTGGAACGGCATCGCTGCGACCAGCCGGGCGAAGCGGTCGAACGGCTCCTCGTTTGTCGCTGCAAGAATCGCCGTAGCAATCTCCGTGGCAATCGCCCGGCCATACGTGCTCACCAGTCCGAGCGCAAGAGTATTCGTGGCGATGGTCATTCCTTCACGTATTTCTTGATGGTCGCCGCTGCGAACGGGCCGTGCTTCGGATCTTTCGCCAGCACCCACTTCCGATGCCGCCAGAGCCCACACCGGCAGCATACCTCGCTGTCCACCCCAGAAAAGGTGGACCGGACCTCCCGCTGAAGATGCCAACAGTGCTTGCACGTATTCTGCGCCTGGACCACCGGTGTTTTGTCCTTATCGCCAGCCATATTCACCCCTCGATGCCGAAGTCCTTACCACAGTGAGGACAGACGACCTCACGAATCGCCGGAGCCTCCGTTGTTACCTGCGCTGTCAGCCGCTCTCCGGTCGCCGCCACCTGAGCGTCCGTGACAGCGCCCGAACCGCCGACAGTGGGCTCAACGGACGGACTGAAGCCAGAACCCGAGCTCACCGGCGCCAAGAGGTCTGCCGGGAATTCATACGGTGTCAAGTCGAGCCCATCCGCCGCCAGCCCATGAAGCACCGCCAGATCGTAATCAAGGTTGGCCTCAGAGATCCGGTTCGATGACACGATGATGTCTCGCGCTAACGGGTCATCCGCTGACGCGATATCCGTCCGAACGGCGATAATCGGTCGCGTCCCGTCATGCTCGATCACGATCGGGTCCACGCCGGGGAAGCGCTCGCCTGCCTTCTCCAATCTGGCGTTCCCGTCCAGAATATCCCCGTCGGCAGCCGCCGTCATCGGTGTGGTAAACCCGTGCCGAGACATCGCCGAATCAAGCTGGCCCATGCCCTGCTGTGTGTGCTTGTTTGGGTTTTTCCCCTCCGCCAAAGGGCGGAAGTCCGACAGCGGTTGCGCCACTGGTTTCGCTGCTCGCTTTGCCATCACTACTCCTCGAAGGTGATTCGCCGATCACCGGTGTTTTGCGCCGGAGCCTCCTCCGGCATTACCGGAGGCGCCTCCTGATTCCGCCGCTCAGCCGCCTTGTTGACCTCGTGCCGCCTGTGGTTGGCTCGTGATATCTGGATTCGCTCAAATGGCTCCAGCGCCGCAGCCGGAACGACGACTTCAGTGCCGTGCAGAGCAGCTACCGCTACCTCAGGGATACCCCCACGTAAACGCCGCTGAGGATCGTGACCACATGCCTCGCCAAACTTCCGAACGGCTTCCGAAGCGTCATTCGCCGCCTGTGACAATCCGGAAGCCGCCGCCGCGAAACACTTAGACTCGGTGAGTGGAGGTGTGAAAGCCATCAGCGTCCATTTCTCGACGCCAAGAACGCCTCAAGCCGGGTCACCGTCGGTGCTTCCTCGCCTCTGCGGTCACTCGCCGCGTCCTTCGACTGCCAGCCAAGGAACCGGCCAACGTCAAGCATTGTCTTCTCTGCGTCCCGGCGAATCGCATGGTTCGGGTTCTGAATCGGTCGCGCCGTCTTCCCCTCGCCCTGCCGCACGACATCGCCCACCGACTGAATCAGCCGAACCGCTCGCTGCCATGTCTCCCAAGCCTGCACGTAAGTCGCCACCGCTTGCTCGTAGACTTTTTCGGTGGGCCGGGCGGTGATCAACTTCTCCCAAAACGTCGCGCCCTCAGGCGTCAGGATGGCCGGGCAGTCCTCAGCGGTGAGATAAGGCATCGGTGGCGCGACATCTGCCACCGACGGAGCCTCTGACGGCCTGCGTGAGACGCCAGAGAAGGCGCCCCTGATGACGACCGGCGTCACCCCGTCAGGCAGCGGCCCGTGGCGGTCAGCCCGGTATGTCCCACGAGCGGCATGCACCTCAGCCGGTATCCGTTTCCGGCCTGATCTGCCCTTCCTGCCTGCCATGCCTTAGCGTCTCTCCAATGTCATTTTGTGCCAAAGGCAGAATATCACAGGTTCTTCCGCCTGCGGTCAAGAACTTCCGCCAGCGCAGCGCGTTCAGCGTCCTCCCGACTTTCGTTACCCTCGAACTCCCGAATCGCCGCCCTCTCCTCGAAGTGCTCGCGCTCCTCCGGGGTGAGGTCCGCGAGCCTGATGTTGATGGTCAAGAAACACCTTCCGGCCTACTCAGCCGTTCTAATCTCCCGCGCCTAGAATTGCACGTCATGTGAGCAGCCTTGATATTGCCATCGGTATCACTCCCGCCGTCCAACAGCGCGATCACGTGATCCGCCGTCCCGGCGAGCCTGTGAGGGACTGCTAACGTCGGGTCAATTCCGCCTCCGCAGACCCAGCAAACCCAACAGTCCCGTTCGCAGATTCGCCGCCACCTGCCCACTTCGAGCTTCCCGCCACGCGCCTTCCGCCGAAAACTGGCACGGCGCCTGCGTTGACGAGCCCGTTCCGCCCTTGACCCCAGCTTCCTGTGTTTTTCTGCCAAACTCAGTTTTCGAGCGAGGAAACACGCGTAGCTGCATGTTCTGATGCCATTCCCGCGCCCGAGAACGTCGCAACCACAGTGGACGCATACCCTCACCTTTGCCGCTGTGTAACGTCTATGACAGGGGAGGCAACGCAGGCTACTCAAGCACGTTGGATTCCCGCAGTTTGCACACTTGCCTCCATGTCGCCAGCGGTAGGATTTCGAGCGATCGAGAGAGAGCCCCAACGGGACCGGCCCGTGCAGATCCTTCCGGTAACTGCCAGCTAAAACGTGAGCTTCCGTGCCCTTCGGCTTCCGTCCAGACCTACCGGGTCTTCCCGCCATGCCCCGTTCCTCCACCTTTGTGAAATCGCGTTTTCTGACAACTACCATTTTGGACCAAAATCTACGCGAAGG